CACCAAAACCATATGATAGCTGGATATTAAATGAAGATAGCTGTTTATGGGAAGCACCTGTGGAATATCCAAACGATGGAGAATTATATACTTGGAATGAAGAAACACAAACTTGGGATTTAATAACTGAATAATTAAACAAAAATGGCAATAACAAAAGTAACAGCAAACGTATTAGCAGATAATGCAGTATCAGCATCAAGTATTGCAGACGGTGCAATAGCAGCAGCCAAATTAGCTTCAGATGCGGTAACCACAGCTAAAATTGCAGATGCAAATATAACCACAGCTAAAATTGCAGATGCAAATATAACTACGGCTAAAATAGCTGATAGCAATGTAACAGCGGGTAAAATAGCAGATGATTCTGTAAGTTTTGAAAAAGTAGATGCAGAGTTTACAACAAGTAGTGCATTAACTGCAGGTGCAACAGTTGCTGTAGATTTTGATGCAGCACAAGTATTTACTTTGACACCAAATGCAAGTACAACTTTTAATATAACCAACCCAAAAATAGGAGTTACTAAAACACTAATAGTAACAGGAGCAGGTGGGAGCTATACAGCAGATACTTGGACAGTAGGTGGAGGAGCTGGTACATTTAACAGAATAGCAGGTGAATATGATGATACAAGTTCAACTAAAAACTTTTATCAAATTACTTGTGTAAGTGCAACTGAATTTTGGTATAGTATTTCACAAATAGCAAGTTAATATGTTTGGACAAGGTATAAATTTTGGTTCTTTAGCAGCAGTAGCAGAAGCAATAGCTAACTTTCTTGTAGTTGCTGGGGGAGGTGCTGGAGGTAGATTTGGTGGAGGAGGTGGAGCAGGTGGTCTGCGAACTTCATACGGAAGCACATCTGGTGGAGGTTCTTCTGCCGAATCTGATAAAATAACCTTAACTGATGGTGTAACTTATACATTTACAGTAGGTGCAGGAGGCGCTATTGGAGCTACAAATGGAAGCACAGATGGAAATAATGGTGCTAATTCATCTATTTCAGCTTCAGGTCTTACCACAATTACTTCTATTGGGGGTGGTCGAGCAGGAAAATATAATGCACAAGATGGTGCAACTGGAGGTTCTGGAGGTGGAGGAGGTCTGCCTGAAAATGGTACACCAGTTTCATCAGGAGGAAGTGGAACTGCAAATCAAGGATATTCTGGAGGAGCATCAGGTTCATATAATACAAGTTATTCTCACGGTGCTGGTGGGGGAGGTGGTGCTTCTGCTACTGGAGGAAATGGTACAACTACTGCTGGAGGAGTTGGAGGAAATGGTTTATCTGTAAGTATAACAGGCTCTGCTGTTAGTTACGCTGGTGGAGGAGGTGGACAAGGCTCTGCTGGTAACGCTTCAGGTGGAACTGGTGGTGGAGGATATGGAGGACAATATGTTGAAACAGGAACAAAAACTGGTGCTGCAAGTGGAACTGCTAATACTGGAGGCGGTGGAGGTGGTGCCGATGGAGGTTCAGGAAGGCTTATGGGTTCAGGTGGTTCAGGATTAATCGTATTTAGATTACCAACTTCTTTTTACACAAATGCAGTAAGTGGTTCGCCAACAGTTACAACAGATGGCACAGATACAATATTAAAATATACAGGTTCAGGTACATACAACCACGGATATACTCCAACAGTCCCATCAGGCGAATTAGCATTTTTAGTAGCTGCTGGTGGAGGAGGTGGAGGAGGTCCGAGCAACCAAAGGTCTGGTGGTGGAGGTGGAGCAGGAGGTTTAAGAACTTCTTTTGGTTCATCTTCAGGAGGTGGGTCAAGTAATGAATCTAACTCAACATTATCAAATGGAACTTACACAATCACGATTGGTGGAGGTGGAGCTTCTAATTCACCTGGAGGAGGCTCATCTTTAATTGGTCCTGGAATTTCAAAATCTACATCAGGAGGTGGTGAAGGAGGAGGAAGCTCTGAAGGAGGTGCATCTGGTGGCTCTGGAGGAGGTGGTGGAGGACACGACTCTGGTTATGCAGGAGGTTCTGGAACTGCAAATCAAGGTTTTGATGGAGGAGATAGTGTTTCTTCAAGTGGAAGTACAAATAGAGCTTCTGGTGGTGGTGGAGGTGCTGGTGCAGCTGGTGCTAACGCTACTTCTTCTACTGGAGGAAATGGTGGTGCAGGATTATCTGTATCAATAGAAGGTGGTCCTAATTATTATGCAGGAGGTGGTGGTGGAGGAAACCATACTGGAACTGCAGGTACTGGTGGTTTTGGTGGTGGAGGTAATGGAATAGGAGGTAATGGTAACGGATTTGCTGCAATTGTAAACACTGGTGGAGGTGGAGGTGGAGGTTGTGCTGGAGTTGGTTATACCACAAGTGGTGGTTCTGGTAGTTCAGGTATTGTAATATTAAGAATGAGAACATCTGATTATTCAGGAACTACAACAGGAAGTCCAACTGTAACAACATACGGAAGCGAAACAATATTAAAATTTACAGGAAGTGGTACTTATGTACATAGTTAAAATTAAAATAAATTAAAATGGCACATTTTGCAGAAATAAACGATAATAACATAGTAACAAGAGTAATTGTTATACATAACAACGAAATAACAGTTGATGGTCAAGAATTAGAATTTAAAGGTATTGACTTTTGTGAGGGATTATTTGGACACAGAAATTGGGTTCAAACATCTTATAATGGAAATATTAGATATAATTTTGCTGGAGTTGGATATACTTGGGATCCTGATAATAATGCTTTTTATGCACCACAACCTTATGCAAGTTGGTCATTAAATGAAGATTATAAATGGGAAGCACCAGCACCTTACCCTGAAGATGCATCAGAAGATAAAGTATACGAGTGGGATGAAGATAATCTTACTTGGAAAGTAGTTGAACTTACAATAGAATAATAATGGCGCAAACTAAAATAGAGCAAGGTTTATTAAAATTTACAGAAGCAACTGATTATTTAAAAATACCAACTGGTACAACAGCGCAAAGACCTGGTTCACCAAGTGCAGGAAATATTAGATTTAATACAACAACAGCTAAACTAGAAATACATAACGGTACAGGCTGGTTTAATATATAATTAGATAATGGCACAAACTAAGATAGAACAAGGATTATTAAAGTTTACGGAGGCTACAGATTATTTGCAAATTCCCACAGGAACTACTGCGCAAAGACCTGGGAGTGCTTCAGCTGGTTATATTAGATTTAATACAACAACTACAAAATTAGAAGCATATGATGGTTCAAGCTGGATTGATGTAGGACCGGATTATCCGCTTACATTAGACAACGCTTTAAAAACATTTGATAGCAGCGTATTAACAATGGATGCAACCCAATATTAACAATTAAGTAATGGCAAAACAAACAATAAACATAGGAACTTCAGCAAACGACGGCACTGGTGATACACTAAGAGACGGGGCTGATAAAATAAATGACAACACTAATGAGTTGTACACCCTTTTAGGTGATGGATCTACGTTATCAATAAGTGGAGATGTTACAATGTCCGCAGGAGCAGTTACAATAGCAAATAATTCAGTTGAATTTGCAATGCTAGAAAACAGATATACTGCATTAAGTGCTTTAGGAACAGGTAGTACTTTTGCTTTAGATTTTAGTGCAGCAACTACATTTACGGCAACAGCAAATGCAAATGCAACCTTTACGTTTAGTAATGCTAAACAGGGACAAGTAATAGATTTAATATTAACAGGAAATTATACAATAACATTTAGTCAAACTAACGGAACATTTAATAAAGTAGGTTCTACAGATTACGATGGTACAGCAAATAATTTAGTACAAATAGTATGTACTGATGATTCAGCTAATCCAGTATATATGTATTCAATAGGAACTTATGCAAGTGATCCAACACCATAATAATTATGAGAGCAAATAATATAAACGGAGAAATAAAATTATTTAACACATTACCATCAACTTGGAATGGTAAGAAACACTATATGGGTGGGTTTGCAAGTTCACCTGTAGAAGTATTAGAAGAAGAAGGTTTTTATGAAGTAGTAGATCCACAGTATGATCCTGCTATAGAAGAACTAGGTGAATTGTATTTAGAAGATAATAAATATTATTATACAGTAAATGCTAAAACGTGGACAGAAACTTTAGCAGAATTAAAAGAAAATAAAATAAATGATTTAAACAATAACACACAGTATAAGCTACAGGAAACTGATTGGTATTATATTAGAAAGTTAGATAGAAATATAGATGTGCCACAACAAGTAGAAGATGAAAGAGCAATTATATTAAACAACCATAACGATCACGAAACAGCAATAAATGCTTTAACTAAAAAAACAGACGTAGTAAAATATGAGTTTGAATAAAAGATTATTTGATAGCAGTATAGGATGTACAACTAACACTTTAGATATATTTGGTGATGGGAGTTGTAAAGCTGCTTATAATTTTGAAGGGAATACTAATGATTTAAGTGGCAATTTTAATGCAACTGCTACTAATTTATCATACACAACAGGTAAATTTGGTCAAGCAGCTAATTGTAGTAGTAGTTCTATTGATACAGGAATAAATACAACAAATTTTATAAGTGATT